ATCTCATCAGTACCATTTGTTAATGCCGCTGATAGTGTGAGAGTTGTGCCTGATGCAGTGTATGCTTTACCAGATCCTGGTTCTTGCACTACATTATTGATTACAAGTCTGATATCGTTTTCGTTAGTAACACTATGTGATAGCGTATACGCAGTTTGAGAATCTACAATTGTAAATACTTGTTTTTCAAAACTTATAAAGCTTCGTGCTGGTGTGTTTCCTAAATAGGCCATGAATCTCCTTACGTACTAATTGCATCGACAACAGACATCCAAACACTTAATGAACTTGCAGTGTCGGATTGTGCTTTTACCACGTCTCCCGATTCAATTACTATTTTACTTCCACCGTCTATCAGCTCAAGCGATCCGCCACTGACAATCGGTGCATTTTTAATTAAGTAGTGGTCCTGAGAACCACCTGTTACTGATGATGTAATAAACACATCTGCATTTATTGTTGATGTTGTAATATTAGCTAAACGAACAGAGATAATTGCATCATCAGAATTACTTGTATGTACTGCTGTTGCTGATGTCCCTACTGCGTTTAAACCATATCTTTCAAAATCTTGTGCCATATTACTCCTTTACTATAAGGCGATTGCCATTGCAACCGCAAATCCTGCTGATACTCCCGCAGATCCACTGGAAGCAGCGGTAACCCTACCTTTAGCGTCTACCGTGATTGATGAATTCGTATAACTAGCTGCTGATACACCAGAATTAGCTAGTGTCAATGCCCCGCCAGATGCTATCGTTGCATCTCCAGATATGTCTACTTCTTCAAATGATGTGCCATCAGCTACTAAAATTTTATTAGCCGTATTTGTCGGCATCTTTAATTTAGATCCAACAACAATATCACCAATTGTAGTTAAATTAGAATTAATTTTATTACTAATTGTTGTTACATGATTCCCCATGTAAGCGTGAGATGAACACTGATAGTATAAAATATTAGGTGTGTTTTCATCTACAGCTATTTGTGTATATGCACCAGAACTACCAGGAGTTCCATTTGTAGTCACATTAGTTGTATATGCTGTTGATTTGTCTGCTTCTAAATAAAACCTTAATGGGTGACCAGAGTTAGTAGAATCAGATTGATCAAATCTATAATAGTATGGATAAGATGAATCTACACCTGAAAGTCTTAATGCAGGAGATTCTAATCCATCAAAATAATAAGCATTAGCTGATGCTCCTCCCGCACTTTGATATGGGTGAAGTCCAGATTTACTTGCAACTGTAACCGTAATAACTTTTGGCGCTGAGGATGAACCATACTCTTCGGGGTTTGGTAAACCTATTTTTGCACCTGGAACTGTACAAAATACTTCTTTAGTCCCTGCAGAAAAATTTACAGCAGCGTCACTATTAGAACTGGAGATAATATAAGTTCTAGTTAATGTGCTCGCTCCTGAATTTAAAGTTCCAAAACCAACTTCAAACTCTGCTGTTCCAGTAAGAAATATACAATAGTAAGTAGTGTTGCTTCCACCAATACCTGCAGAAAAAGTTTCAAAACCTGTTACTGCACCGGCAAGTGTAAACGCACCTGTTCCTGTAGTCGTACT